AGTTCGATCCTGTCATCGCCCACCATACCATGCAAAATCGAACTATTTATCTTCACAGGATTTGTGAGGATAGGTAGTTCTTTTTTGTAGTTATACTGAATTTCTATATAATCGGGATAAATAATAACTCCACGGACAAGTGATGAGAGCAATATGCTCTTGAACTTGTCCTCTTTTTTTATTCTGTGCGCAACTGCATGGAAAAAGAAGCGGATCATATTTTCGTCTAACTTAAATGCAGACTTTTGAAGTTCTGCTTCTGAGAGGTCTTTTTTCAGGTCTTCAAGGCGCTTTTCATATTCAGGGATATTCTTCATTATATTATCGGACACAAGACCGTTTTCTACAGCTTGAATGCAGTTTTTGAGTTTCTTGGATGTGTCCTTGATTTGTTCTTTGATGGAGTCGATAATAGCATCTTCCTGCTTCTTGTCTTGTAAGGCGACGGCCTGCTTGGCTATGAGCTTGATCGCTTCATCATCAGACAGGATTTTTATTGTTGTATCACAAATGAGTTCTTCTAGTTTATCAGCACGTATATTTTTTGTCTTGCAGGATTTATTCTGTCTGCGTCGGCTTGCACAAGCGTAATAATAATAGGATTCCTTGTTCATTGATTGACCGGACATGCCAATCATTTTTGAACCACAATTTCCGCAGAAGAGCTTGCCGGAGAGTAGATAATTATCACTGCAAATACGGATCCTTAACTGCTTGCGAAGCTTCAGACGTTCCTGCATGGCATAAAATGTTTCTTTACTGATGATAGCGGGAACGCCTCCTTCTATACGGATATTTTTCCAGAAGAAAACACCTGCATACCGTTCGTTGCGGAGAATAGAGGTTAAGCTATTATTGGTAAAGGGCTTGTTTATTGCAGTCAAATAGTGTCGGTTATTTAATTCCTGAACGATGGAAGCTGTACGGTTTCCGTCGAGTGCCATTTGAAAGATTTCCCGAACGATAAAGGCCTTATTTTCGTCAATAATGAGGTGTTTATTTTCATCAAGCTTGTATCCCAGTGGTACTATGCCGCCAGGCCATTTACATTCTAAAGCATTTTCGGTCATGCCGCGCATGACGTTTTCCGCCAGCTCCACGGAATAATATTCAGCCATGCCTTCAATGACAGATTCCAGTAGAATACCGGATGGATCATCCGCTATATTCTCCATCGCGGAGATAACTTTGATTCCGTATTTCTTCAGGCGGTGTTTATATTGCGCACTATCGTACCGGTTGCGGGCAAACCGATTGAGTTTGTAAACCAGAACGTAGTCAAAAACTTGTTTAGCAGCGTCTTTTATCATCATCTGAAATTCGGGACGTCGGTCGGTCTTGCCGGTCATAGCCCGGTCACTATAAATTTTCAATATAGTGATATCATTACGTTTAGCGTATGCTGAGCATTCCCTGATTTGCCCTTCTATAGATTCTTCACGCTGTCTATCTGAAGAGTAGCGGGCATAAATAACGGCAGTTTTTGACATAAAAATAAGACCTCCTTATGTTCTGCAGGGGGCCGAGTATGTTATAATGTAAACATAATCGGCCTTGGTTGGGTGATTATAATAGCAGTTTGGTACTGGTAATACCGGCTGCAGCTCCTGTCATATTTCGCGATATGGCAGGAGCTTTTTAATTTATTTCTTTTTCAATTGTTTCTTCTGCTCGCGATCAATTTGTTTGATACTTTTGTCCGGAGTTGGCAGATTTTCCGGCAAAGTCCCGCCTAAATCCTTTATTGTTTTTCTAACAGCTTTTCCAACGGTATAGTGCGTTTGGTTAGCAGCTTCCGCACCCTTTATCTTGTCTCTGCGAAGTTTCTCATCTGTCTGTGTAGCCCTGAAAAGATTAGCGGCTAGCTCAGTACTACCCATATGGTCAAGAATCTTTTGGCTTCTCTTCAAGCCTTTCCGCTTATGGATATCACTGGCAGTTAACCCGCCATATAGGCCCTTGTAACCCCAATTTTGAAACACTGCGTACTCAATGCCTTCTTTGACCCCAGCATTATGAGCAGCCTCAGCCAGTGACTTGTTGTGCTCAATAATTTGAGACCGTATCGCTTGACGTTTTTGATCTTCTGTAAGTTGGTCATAGTTTTCAATTAATTCTTGCTGGCGTGTCTTTACTGCAAAATACGTTTGAGCTAATGCTATGGCTTCCTTACGCGGATCTCCGTTCATAGCAATAAGATAGCAAGCGTACCGGGAAAGATGATAATCTTCCAAGGCTCTTTGAGCACCGCTTCCAATGTTAACCATATCGTGCACCTGCACGAAATGGTCGGGAACTGCATTTCTACTGGATGCGCAGGCTTCCATGGCTTTTTCTATAACTTTCTTGAAAAAACGATACTCGTTATATCCAAGAATAGAGATTAACTCTCTAGCGGTCCAATACTCCTGTCCATATTCGTTGATATGACGAATAGAGTCAAATAGGGATTCTCCCTTTAAAATCAATGCAGATTGGTCATTCATAGTTTTCGTCCTTTTCTTAGTATCGGTTATGGCTTGCAAATTCCACAGGGAATGTATCCGGCCGCAATTGCTTCATCGCGGCTATCAAAGTGAACGCGGTGATCCGCACGAATCTTTTGTTCGGCTCTGCATCCTTCGCTATGAAATTTATGGCTGGCAGAGTTCCCGACGTACGCAAAGGCTGTAGACGTAAGCAGCATTAATAGGCTTGCCAGAAGTAATGATTTCTTTAAACTTTTCATTTTGATTCCCCCTAACGAAGGCCACAAGCGCGTGCCCCTTATTTATCGCCTTCTAATTTCTTTAATCGGATGAACTGCCGTGGCACACCCTTGCAATCAGCCAGTGTGTAGATGGAAAATGCTGCATGCTCTGCAATGTATCCATCATTTAGCAAAAGTTCCACAGCAAATCGATTTGCCAAATGCTCTACAAGATCAGCATTGACACTCATGGTATAAGTCTTAAGCCATTGGGTGTTTTCATTGGGAGTGCAAAGAGCATGACCAAGTTCGTGAGCACAGACAAAATTCAGTAAATTCGGAGGCGTGCGCTTGTCATCAATGATGATAAATTTTGAACGTTTATATTTTAGGTAGTTGCCAAACTTACCGCCTAAGTCCGCATATACAATACGAATATTTTTATATGCAGCGAGCCGAAAAGGATCATCTGTTTTGTACCGGCGGATTAGGGCGGCAACTTTTTGCTGCACATCCATAAGTATCATTCCTTCCGGTATTTCTTCGGAGTGTATTTCTTTTTTGCGATTTTTTTGGCCTGAATCATAGCAGCCTTGATGGTGGCTTTAAAAGCTTCCAGGTCTTCTATGTCGTTGTCACCTTCATATGCGGCAGAGGAAACAGAGTTCATCATATCTTCCAAGTCTGACTCTATTTCCCGTTCATCGCGGCGGGTTAGTTCTGGTCCATTATCTTGCTTATCCCATCCCATTAGATATGCCGAGGAAGTTCCTAATGCTTTTGCAAAATTTTCTAAGGCAGAAATTGCAACATTATTGATGTTTCCTGATTCATATCTTTGCACTGTACCTTCACTCAAACCAACTTTGGTAGCTAATTCAAGGAGAGTCATGTTGTTTTCTTTTCTAACTTTTTTTATTCTTGCACCAATCTTACGATTGATTATATTTTTATCCACAGTTTGCACCTCCCTAAAAGGATATTATCATAAATTTGTATATCATGCAAGAATATAGTGCGCTAAATAAAAAAACTTGTATGATGTGCTTGACAATTTAAAAACCATAGGGTATTCTAATCATAGAAATCTTGCATGAAATGCAAGATTAAGGAGGGGGTGATAGTTATGAACCGGCAAAAGCTTAAAGGGAAACTCTATGAGGAAGGGAAAACCTATAAAGATTTAGCTGAATTACTTGGTAAATCAGTAACGACTATTTCTAACAAGATGAATGGGGTTAGTGAGTTTGATTGTGCTGAAGCTTGCATAATCAGTAAGTGGCTCATGCTTTCGTCGAAAGAAAGTATTGATATTTTTTTAGGCTAAAACTTGCATATTATGCAAGAAAAGGAGGTGCACGGAATGTATACGCTGATGTGGTACATCCAACAATACGTTTATAGCCATCCAGAAGAATACTGGCGGTGGTTGAAAGAGAATGGAGGTGACACAAATGGTTAAAACTAAGCGACGCTACAGATGGAAACGTATTGCCATACTGGTAGCGGCGCTGATATTCGGAACCGTCTTCTTGCCATCTTGCTGGGATACATTCTTTAGCGAACCAAGGTATATCGAATATCACAAGGTGGTTAGTGAGAATGAAACACTTTGGGATATCTGCTCCAAGGTTAATCAAGATCGGGAAGATGTTCGCAAGGTGGTATACCGGGCGATGCAGGACAACCACATTTCTGATGCCGGACAGATTCAACCCGGTCAGGAGTTAATTATTCGCGTAAAGGAGGCAAGATAATGATTGGATACAAAGGATTTGATCAAAATTGGAGATGCCGGGGTAAGCAGTACGAAGTAGGGAAGACCTACGAGGAAGAAAAAGCTGTTCTTTGTCAGGATGGTATGCACTTTTGCGAAAATCCATTTGACGTATTTATGTATTATTCTCCGGGTAATAGAGCGCGATATGCGGAAGTGGAAGCCGATGACATTTCGCCGGAAAAAGATATCGACAGTAAACGGGTATGTAAGAAACTGACGATTAAGGCGGAACTTAATATTATAGGCATTGTCAAAGCCGGAATGGCTTACATTAAGGAACATATAGATGTTGAAAAAATAAAAGAAAAAGTCTTATTGAACAGTTCAACAGCAGCCACATCC